GAGGTCGAAATGAGCTTCCTGCGCGCCCTTCTCGCCCGTCTTCACCGACTTGATGGCAAACCGTTCATGACCTAGGAACCTGATGAACCGGGTTAATTCTTCGACTGTGGGGGCGTTCATCTCGACCGCCTCTTTGACGGTCTTTCGAGATCACGATCGAATCGGTCGCCTATCTCTTGAAAGATTTTACCACTGATCTCGCGATCAGGATCGCCCTCTAGGTCGAGGACATTAGATTTATATGGGCTGAAAACAACATTTGGCATAACTGACACCCTCTGGTTTAGCACCCTCGAGGAGTTGGTTTGTCACCTGGGCCACCGGTTCGCACCCGGGGCCTTTCCTATTCACTGAATGCACCATACTTCTCACTTAGTCGGTTCTTGTACGCATCATTTATCCCGTGGGTCGTTCGGATGTCGACCTCCGAGTCATCCTCGCCGGCGCTTGCCATTGCTCTAAGTGCTGTGGCTTCATCTTCATGGGCCCACTTGCCAACGGCATATATCCGCCCGATCTCTTTTGCAATCTCCATGATTGCTTCTTTATCGCGTGCGGCGGTGGCCGTATCGAGCCGCTTCCTGGCGCTGTGGTTGTAGAGGGCTTCCCGGATCAAAACGCGAATCATCGAGCTCGTGGATGAGATGTCAAGCTCTTTCCGAAGAGCTTCGATGTCGTCGTACATACTGTCAGGCATCCGGATCAGAACGGCCCTAGTCATGAGTTCCCGTTCTTGCATACTTCTATGCATACGGTCTCTGTATATAAAGGTTATCGCTTTAATTTAAATCGGTCCCCCCTATGTGGCGGTGTCCACTTCCCCAAAAACGGCCTCGCATCCGCTCAAAATTCCCGCCAAAAAACCGCTATCAGTCGCCACTGCTCCGGGCCGACCCCCTCGGATGAGCCCAAAAAAGAACTCAAACCCCATGATGATACGCGACGGCTCGCCAACATTCCTATAGTCTCTGTGGGGAGGCTTGCGATCGAGTAAACAAGCCGGGGTTCGGTTGTTATAAAAAAGGTGGTGGAGTTTGAAGGCAATTACAGTTTAAAGTATTGTAATTCCGGTCTAATTCTTATCTCCTCCTGGACCTGGTTAAGAGAGCAGCTGTTATAAGGGATATAGCTCCTATCGATAAGGTTAATGGGCTTTCTTCGGGATTATCGACATTGATTACAGCTATAGCTTCAGTTGCACTACCCCGAACTTGTGGGGATTCATCATTAGCGGCCGCATATTTCAACGCGGAAAGGGCTTTAGGATCGCCAATTTTACCTAAAGAGTACGCAGCCCCCTTGCGAGTTAAGACATCTTTGTCGTTCTTCAGAGAATCGATCAACGGATCAACAGCTCTAGGATCAGCAAATGATCCAAGACCCGCGGCCGCGGAAAAACGTATTGCTGAATTTTCGTCATTTAGACACGCAATCAAGGGTTCAACAGCTCTTGAATCATTACTTTGGATTAATCCATTAAGGGCTTCGGTCCTCTCTTCCCATCCTGTGGCTGGATCTTTCAGGGCAGCTATTTGGTCATCTACCTCGTCTGCCAGGGCTGAGGATACCAGCATCAATAACGCCAAAATCAGTTTAAACCACATCTTGTCAACCTCTTGGATAAAGTTACTGTCAAATTTCATTAAAAAATGTTTCGGTAAATTTTAGTATTATCGCCTCAAAATGAACCCCATCAGCCATGGTTCCCCCGCACCTCCAGAAAAAAGAGCCCCTCAAAACGCTTCTAGAGAATTTAATAATAGGATCGAATAAAAAGAGATGAAAAGGTGGGGATCTAAGCCTTACTGTATCGGTCAATCTCAGCCGTTGCCTTTTCGATATGCTTATTTCCCATCGTCATATACAGTGATGCTTTTTCAAGGGCTTCCGGGTCTAGGTTTTTCGCACCGTTATAACCCTCTTCAGCCGCCCTTTCGTAGTCGTCCAAAGCCCCGCCCCATTCATATTTAGCAGTCGCCAATTCTGAGCTAACTTCGTATTCATTATTAAGGCGCTTTGCTACTTGAACATGGGCCTTTAAGTCGGAGCATCTGGACGCTACTTCGTCAATGTCCATATCTTCTGCAGCGGTACTCACTGCCTGCATGTCCTCCACGATATAACCCATTGATACGTAAGTTGTGGCCATCCATTCAAGGTTTGGATCGATCTCTTTCTCCTTGTCAGCCGTTCCAGTGGCCGCGCTCTCGTCTGTGGTGGCCGCAGTTGCGGCTGTCGTGGTCGTCCCCGTCTCTCCTCCAGTATCCGGGCTCGGAAGAATGGCTCCCAAGACAATCAAAACAACAAACGCATACACCACATAGCCCGCGATTCTTGTCGCTTTCTTTTCGCTATTAAGCAACGGTAACTTTTCCTTAATTCCCATATCCTGATCTCCTGGGGAAGAGACTGCCCCAATAGGCGAAAAGTGTTTCGATGCTCCAAAAATCCTGCCCCATCCGCCAGATTATTATATCACTGCCTATAGTAGTGAGTAACTACACTATAGCCCCTACCGTCCCTTCGGGGACGGTAGTGAAATATTCACAGATATGGAAGGGAATTTTTTGGGGAAGGTAGCGGTTTTTATCGACGGTGGTTTTTTCGAGAAGGTTTTAGATGGCCCGTTCGGGCGCCCAAAAATCGACTTTGAGATATTTTGTGATAATTTGTGTAATGGATCGGACTATAGATTAAGAACCTATTATTATGATTGTATGCCTTTTCAGAGCGATCCGCCCACCGAAGACGAAAAACGGAGATACGCAAACAAACAAAAATTTATGAATGTTGTGGAGCGTCTCCCTAGATTTGAATCGAGACTCGGAAAATTGGGGTGGGTCGGTGGAGAGCTTGTTCAAAAACGAGTCGATGTTTTGTTTGCGGTGGACCTTGTTCGGATGAGCTGGCGTGGGATGATTGAAAAGGCTGTAATAATCACGGGCGATAGTGATTTTGTACCCGCAGTTCAGGCGGCTAAGGAGGCGGGGGTAGTAGTTCAGTTATACTATTATAGGGCAAAACGTCCACGCGAGCCCAATACACATGACGAACTTCTTTCCGCCGTCGATGAGCGCTATGAAATTGATCAAGACTTAATAGATAGGTCGTTGCGTCAAGATAAGTCGGGCCGTTTGGTATTTTCTGGTGGAGCTAAGTGATCGCCGCCCACGTGGTAGTGTCACCCAACTGCTATACCCTTTAGCATCTCCTCAATCCTCTCCCTCAGCTCGAAGACGTAGCGCCGCGCCTTCTTCCCGCCTCGGTGACAGTTGACCGCTTGGATCCCCGCCGCCGCCATCGACCGCCCCAGGGGCCTGGACTCCATCCCCACGGCCTCCGCCACCTCCGCCGCCGTTGGCTCTATCCCACGCGCGTGAAAGCCTCTGATCGCCTCCAGGGCTCTCTTTACCTCATCGCCTGTGGGGGTGCTCGTCTTTGGTAAGGATTTGTCTTTGGTAAGTCGCTTTCGTGTCTTTGGTAGGGGTTCGGGTGGGGGCGTGTCTTCGGTAAGAGTCTTTGGTAAGGTCTTGTCTTTGGTAAGGACGGGCTCCTCCTCCGGGGTGTCTTTGGTAAGAGGTAGGTTTTTGCCGATGTACTTCTTTCGCGTTCTTCCGTCCTCCCACCAGAACCGCGCCCAATAGGGTCCATGTCCCGGCCCGTCCCGGCATTTCTTACACCGCTCTTTGTTGCACTTATAAAATTCCTGGCGGTAAACTCCACCCTCCGGAGCCTTAATCGACTTCATTGTATTTGTCTTTGGTAAGGATCGTATAAATAGCTTCTTACCAAAGACAAATCCTTACCAAAGACAAGACCTTACCAAAGACGAACTCGCCGTCTTACCGAAGACGCTCGGAGGATGCTGATTTCTTGCACGCCATCCGGGCTTTACAGGTCGAAATGGTGCTTATAAAATGGTGAGAATAGAATTGTTGCGGTGTTATCGCTTCGCGCCTTTCTTCCTATTCGTTCGGCGAGAAACTATCCTGAGATTCCTCTTCCCGTTGGAGCCCCCTTTTGAGAGAGGGACTTTGTGATCCACTTCTCGAGTATCTCCGACCTTGAGCCCCATCTTCCGCCGCGCTGCGTTGCGCTGGTTCCGGAGTTTGATCTGCTTGGGCTTACCGTGAAAATCCCTATATTCCTTCTTATAGTCCCGCTTCTTGGCGGTCTTCCGCTTTGCCATGATGACCAGTTATGCGACCTTCCGGACCAGGATCTCGCAGCAACGGCATTTCGGGTGCTTAATTGGCCCGCCCCCTCCCCCTCTGTCAAACTGACCGTCGGGGAGATCCGCCCTCGCATCCACAAGCCCCTCGCAGATGGAGCACATCCGGCCATCGTGGGTTCCGAGCCAGGCTCTCTCCCATTCGTCGGGGTCGAGGATGCCCCTCTTCACCGCGTCCCTGTTGGCCGCTCGATATCCTTCGTTGGCCGCCCTGTGGCTTTCCGTAAGCGATATGGTCATCGCTCTCTGTCTCAGAAGTCTATTGCGGTACTTCTCGACCGCCTTCGCTTTCGCGGCCTCATTCATCCCCACAAGCCCCTCCTCGAAGGTCTCCAGGGCTCGGAGCTGGCGGGGGAGGAGTCCGATATGGTCTTTGATCAACTTCGCCTGAGCTGTGGGGGTTAGGCCCTCAGTCTGGCCCCGGAGGACGATATCTCTGATGGTGGCCTTCGCCGTCTCGTCGATGTACTTAACCTCAGCCGCTCCATATTTCATGATCCAGGCCGCTGTCTCAGGGTTTCGTAGATCGAATTTGACGCCTATCCCCACAAGCTTGCCGATCTCTTCGAGCTGAGCATCACCGCTCTCGTAAAATGCGGCCTCGATGAAAGGGGAGGGGTCGAAGGCCGTCGCCGGGATGTTCTTTCGGCCGTCGATCTCTACCTCCCTCTGCCACGCCAGGAAGGCCTCGGCGATCGTCCTCGCCCACTTGTCGCCTATTCGTTGGGTCGGGGTTCGGGTCACTCGCCCACGCCCCCGAGAAGAAGAACACGGAACTCCTCGGACCCCGACAAGCCGGGCGTGGACTTCACCACCTTAACCTCATAGACTATCCCCGGAACGCCGCCAACAACGGGCCTAACCAGGGCCTCGGCCTCTATTTGAGCCTCACATATCACTTTGGCATCAGATACGGCGATAACTTCGCTGGCTTCGTCGTCACTCACCTTAAGGTAGGTCGATCTTTTGTCTTCCCACCTGCAGGCGAATTCTTGCCATGTGGGTGGGATCTCATCGCCGGCGGCATCAACGGCCCGAATACTGATTGTTATGCCGTAGTCCCCTCCCATATCGGTTGTAACTTCGGTGAGGTCGTCGAATAGCTCATCGCCCGTTACGATCAATTCGGGGCCGTATAGACCAGATGTAAAAGTGAGAGTTTCAGTTACGGGCTCACCGTCAAGGGTCCCGACCAGATAGACATGTCTCGGATCGCCGGCGCTCCCCGAACGTTCGGCCCGGATCCTGAAGTCCTCGCCGATGGTTATATCGTTGAGCGGGATCTCGTCGAGAGGAGCCCCATTATAAAATTCGGCTGTGACGTAATGGCTGGCCGTCTGGTTGAGGTAGCCGGAGATCAGGCTCATCTCGCCCGCGCTCCCTTCGCCAGATAGGGCTCCAGCAGCCGGTAGGCCGTCCATGATATGAGGGGCGTTCCCTTGATCCCGCCGCCTTCCATCGCAGGGTCGAAGGTCTCGGAGAGGTCAGAGATCCGGAAGCTCTTCACCCCGGAGGCCTGGAGGGCTCTTCTCTCGGCGCCTGTGGGGGATAGCCTCGACAGGATCTCCTCGCAGACTGCATCTTTGATCGCTTGAGGGATGCAGACGTCCCCCTCGGCGTCCCTCTCGACCGTCCAGCCGCCCCGGACCTTAATCAGCCTCGGCCATTGGAGGGCCTGATCGGTGTCGTACTTCCGGCCCACGAATAGAAGAGAGTCCACAAGGGAGGAGGAGTATTTCAGGGCGTCCTCTTGATCCGCCTCGGTGGCGCCGGTCCAGGCCGATGAGTCGGGTCTGTTGGCCGCGTAGGCGTCCATCTCTTCAGAAGTGACATATTCAGTCATAGAATCGTACCTTCGAGGTTTGTGGGGGAAGCCCAGGGGAACGGGCCTAGGTGACAAGCCCTTTGAGGCTTCCCCCTATGGCTAACGCAGACCATCGTGATGTTTCAAGGCAGAGCGTAGGCCTCGATCGTCCCGGCGATGTTGGTCCCGGTCGTGTCGGTTATGTCGATGTGGATCGTCCCGTCTGCCTGGAGGTATCGAGCCGTCTCAATGGGTCCGATGCAGAACTCATCGTTGGCGACCACGTCGTCGCCTCTCACAAGGTCGCCGAGACCTCGCCTAAAGGCAGGGTGAGCGGTTCCGGCCTTCAGAGTCACCGCGCCGCCGGTTCCCGTTCCCGCCGAGATGTGGACGAGGATCAGCAGCCTCTTGAAGTTGGCCCCGGCGGCGATGTAGTGATGGTTGGACTTGTCGATCGCGTCGGGTGCCGCTCTGTCGGCCCATGCGCCGTTAAGCTCGTTTACGGTAATTTCGGATCTGGTTGCCATTTTTCACCACCTCAGCTCGGAGCACAAGTCAGAACGCAGAGACATTCAGGATCGATGACCTTCGCGCCGTAGCAGTGAAGGCCCCGGAGGGCGTCGGCGAAGAACTTGTCAGGCCTGTAAGCCTCGGTCTCGTTCACAGAGTCGGCGAAGGTCGTCGCCCTGCTGACACCAGCCAGGACCTTGTAGTGGTCGCCCGCCGTGTTCGGTACGTTGTTGGACTGGAGGATGTCGAAGCCGTAAAGGCGGCCTATCTGACCGTTCTTCATCACTCCCTCCACAGCAGACCACGTGGGGAGATTCACGGCGTCCTCCTGGAGAAGCCACTTCGTCACCCAGGGCGGGATGATGACCCATCGGCCCTCAAAGGGGACATTGGCCTCATCGAGCTTCTGTTTGACCTCCAGGAGCTCCTCGGACACCAGGTCGGTCGTTCCGTCGAAGATCTTGTCGGACCCGTCAGCCCCCACAGCAGAGCCGGCCTGAGCGGCCATGATCCCTGCGATGTACTCGTCGGCGACCTCGGCGAGCCGATAGGCCGCGTCTCTGGTGGCGCTCTCCATCAGCTTCACGTTCATCTGCGCCTTGTCGACGTCCTCGATCCGGAAGTTGAAGGATTTGGCCTGAGTGATCTCCAGGGTGGTGGAGGCGTCGTCCAGCTCCTCAGGATCGGAGAGGCCGGTGCTCTTGTCGTAGTTGTCGATCGTTATCGGGCCGTGGGCGGTGATCCTCACCGTGTCGCCCTTCCCCTTGATGTCGCCTTCGTAGTCCCGGTTGATCACTCCGGCCTGTCCGTAAACCAGGGCCTTCTGGAGAGCCTGGAGGATTTGGGCCGCCCAAACCTCGCCTATGAAATTCGTTATTGCCATCTATCTTACCTCAGTGAGCCCTCTTTCATTTGGGCCTTGATCTGGTCCATGTTTGCGATGATTTGGTCGGGGGTCATCTTCTTGACAGCCTCGCGGGTTAACGGTTTCTTCACGTCGCCCGGAGGTTGCCCCCCACCACCCACAGGCTCACGGGGACCGAGTTCTTTCAGCAGCTTGGCGCCGTCGGCCTTCAGCTCCTCCTCAGTCGAGCCCTGGAGACGTCCCGCCAGGGAGGGGGGGAGCTTGAGGTCGGTGACGACCTTCTGCTTCAGAGTGTCCAGGGTTGTGGATTCGTTCTCGGCGATCTTGGCCTTCAGGTCCTCATTTTCGGCCTTGATCTCGTCATAGTCGGCGTATTTCGCCTTCTCACGGGCTATCCGTTCCTGGACTATCCGGTCCACGTCTGCCTGAGTGAACTTCTTTTCATCATCACTGGACATTTTCGAATCTCCGAAGTTTGCGGCCTTCGTTTGCCTTATTGTCTATATTCACTGGTATAGTATTTAAAGGTTTGTCCTTTTTGTGATAAATTAGGGGGGGAGGACGGCCTCCTCCTCCTTGATCCTCGCCTCCTCGGCCTCGAGGTCCTTCTCGGTGGCGTCGGGGTCGAGCCTGGATAGGGACCCCCACGTCGAGGTGGCTCTCGCTCCCCGTCTCGTCGCCTCCACCTTCGCCGCCTCCAGGGGGTCGGTGGGGAGGTTCTCCCTCCATTCGATAGTGAGGTTGTCGAAGGTCGTCGCCCCCGGCATCCTGGAAGCCTTCTCGAGCTCGGCGGTCGTCTCCAGGACGGTGAGAAGCCCCGGTTTGATCCGGAGCCGGAGCCGGTTGACCTTCGCCAGGGTGGGGAGCATCAGCCTCTTGAGGGCGGATCCCGACTCGGCGAGCCCGGACTTCGTCTCGCCGAAGGCCGCCGGCGACAGCTCGGCCATCACGTACAGTTGGCCGAGGACCTCCTCGATGTGGGAGAACGTCGCCCCCATCTGAGCATCCCACGTGAGGATCGAGGGCGGGGACTCGCCCTCGTTAAGGGCGATGTACTTCTCGTCGGAAGCCCAAACCACCTCGCCCGTCACAGGGTCCTTGATCCTCAGTCCCGGGGGTCCCGCCATCCAGGGGTCAGAAAAGACGTCCAGGGTCACGGAGATCTTGATGAGACGCCGCTCGATCTCCTCCACAAGGTCGGTGATGCCCTTGAAGTCGTCCAGCCCGAAGACGCCGTCGCCGCTCTTCAGGTTGGAGAAGGGGACCACCAGGAAGCCGGGGACGCCCGTCTCCTCCGAGTCCTTCAGGGTCGAGTACCTCTCGATCGTGGCGAGAGGGACGGCTCCGAGGATCTCGTCGCCGGCGGCGTTGAGCTTGAGGAGACGGTGCTCTATCCCTCCGGCGAGGTGGATCTCGGCCTTGACGTACTTCTCGTCGCCCTCGACGATCTCCCAGGCCAGGACGTGAGCCGTGAAGGTCCCGACGTCGTCGGGGTCGACGACCGGGAACCAGAGCCGAGGGTCGATCCTGGAGATGACTCCCCGGCCCCCGTTCCATCGGACCTTGATGACCCCGTCGCCGAAGGCTATGAGGTCGGAGAAGAGGTCGTAGACCGTGAGGTGGAAAGCGTTACCCTCGACGACCCGGTCGAGGTTGGGCTGCTGCGGCTCGTCGGCTCTGATCGCCGGAGGATTCCCCACAGCCAGGTCGGAGAAGAGGGTCATGATCCGCTTGAACCAGTTGACTCTCATCTTGACGATCCGGGGGGCGTCGTCCTCATTCAGGCTGGTGAAGATGAGATCGTGGTCTCCCTCCAGGAGGAGGCGGTTAGTTGCGTATCGGTCCAGCCGCGCTTTATCCTCTGTTGGGGGCCATTTTCGCCCCGGTCCGAGGAAGCTTAAGTCAGTATGTACGGTCGAAGTCATGATCTGATCCTCCCCCTCTCTCGTCTCGCCGTCGGAGGAGTAAGCCGGCGGCTCTTGCTGATCCTATTAACCAGGTATCGAAGGGCGTCGACGAGGTCGTCGCCCTCTTTAATGGGGGCGTCCTCGCCCCGTTCCGTCGCCTTCGGATCCCATCTGTAACCCTCCAGCTCCTCCTGGAGCATGGGAGTAGCCGGCCCCACAAGCTTGAGCCATCCTTGATTGAACGCCGAGATGACCCGCTGGATGCCGTTGAGGACGTCGTTATCGGCCTGCTGGACCCCCTCGATCCCGTCGCCGATGAACTGGAGCCGGTGAGCCTTCGCCGCCGGGTCGACGTCGATCGATGAGGGGTGCATCCCGTCGAGGAACCTCTTAAGGTCCTTCGATACCTCAGCCGGGGACTTGTCGGCCTTCCGATACTCGCCGAAGACGTACCACGTCTCGCCGATCCTAACAGCTTTCAAAAACGCGCTCGGATGGGTTGCCCCAGGATCGACGGCGACCCTCATCTCCTCCATCCTCTCGTCGGGGAGGGAGGGGACGACGTGAAGGTCCCGGTCGAAGTTGCGATAGACCGCCCCCTCGGCCATCACCCACAGACCGAGAACGTACCTCTGATAGAAGAGGCTGGACGGGGGGCCAAACTGGCGCTTGAGCTCGGCGACGTAAACGGGATCCAGCCAGGGGTTATCTTCGAGCGTGAAATGCCAGCTTTTGAGGTCCAGCTCCTCCTCTCGATCGATCCATCGCTTCTTGAGGTAGTGAGCGGGGGGGCCGGGGTTCGTGGTGAGGAAGAGTTGAGCTCCGGGCTCGGAGAGGCGGCTCACCAGCATGTTAAGGAAGCTCTCCGGGGAGAGGCTCCCCTCGTCAACGTAGGCGCCGCCGAGGGTGAGGCCGGCGATCTTGGTATAGGCGCTCTCGTCGTTGGCCCCTTCGCAAAGGATATGCCGCCCGTAGATGGTGGCGACCTTCAGGGACCGCCGGTATTCGAAGTCGCCCGCCCCCACAAGCCTGGAGATGGGGAGAAGGACGTTGCGCTCCAGGGAGGTGAGGGTCTTCCCCGTCATGAGGAGGTTGACACCCGCCGGCGCCTCCAGGACGGCCCGGAGCCATCGGACGTTGGCCCCGACGGTCTTCGCAGACCTCACCGCCCCGTGGGCGATATTGACCCTCGCATCGGAGCCGAGACAGAAGTCCCTCTGCTTCCCCACAGGTACTTGGAAGCTCAC